TCGTCGAGCATGTCGCGCCAGCGCTGGCGCGAGAAATTGCCGCCGCTGATCGATGATCCGACGCTGTCCCGGTTGAAATCATGGCTGTAGAGCGCCGCGAAGCCGGTCAGCGCGTAGCTGCCGCCGGCAGCGTTGAAATAAAATGCCTCCGTGACCCCAAAGCCGGTCAGCGCGAATGCACCCTGAGCGGCCGTCAGAGCGCCCAGGAAGGATGCCGCGTTGCCGGTGAGCGCATAGACGCCCGGCGCCGCGACCTCGCCGAACTTGAACGTGACGGCTTGCCCGTTCAGCGCGTAGGCCGCACCGCCGTAGGTGACATTCGAGCTTGTCAGGCTTCCGAGCCCGATGGTGACGTTCTGCGATGAGCCGACACTGTTCCGCAGAAAGACGACGACCAGGAGCCGGTCAGTCGCGCCCCATGTGCCAAGCCCCACCGAGCCGAGCGAAAACGTGACGGTTCCCGCCGTCAGTGCTTGTTCGGCCGTGACGGCAGATTGAGCCTGAAATACCCCGATGCCGTCGGTACGGATAAATTGCACTGAGCCGAAGACGTTGGCGTTTCCAGCCGTGACGTTGAGCACCACCGAATAGTTGGTGGTGCCGTGCGACGTGCCGGGCTCGCCGGCCGGCGTGATGGCCCAGAGCGAATTCGTGGCACTCCCGGCGATCGTCGCCGCAAGGCTTCCCGGCGTCAGTCCCGTGCGCAGCAGGCTTTGGTTGTAAGTACCTCCCGAGAATCCGCTGTTCGCTCCATCGACGGCAAAGACGGCGTTGGCCAGCGCGCCCTTGAACGTGACGCTCTGCCCGGCGAGGGAAAACGAGCCCGGCGAAACAAGGAGGGTAGCCGTACCCGGCCCGATAAGCTGCCCTAATGCCCTTTCGCCAAGGGCCCAGATGCCAAGCATTGTTCAGCCTGTGTAATGTTCGCGGACGACGATCTTGCCGGCCGCCCCCGCCGAGCCCGCCTGGGCTCCTGTCCCGATGGATCCGCCGGCGCCGCCGGAACCCACCGTGTAAGTATAGGTAGCCGCAGGAGAGCCGATGATTGCCTTGACGGAGCCGCCCGCGCCCCCGCCGGTTCCGGCGTTTTGGCCATTCACCGTTGCCGTGCCGCCACCACCTCCCGCGCCGGAGTTTGCTGCCGCCGTACTTGCGGCAATCAAACCATTGCCGCCTGAGGCTGCTCCACCATAAATGCCGTTACCGCCTGAGCCGCCCTGGAGTGCTGTTGCCCCGGCCTGGTATGCGGCCTGACCTGGGCCGCCGGCCTGATTGTCATAACCGCCCGACGCTGCACCTCCTGCCCCGCCTGCCCCACCGACGTTGCCGCCAGAACCCCCATTCCCGGTGAGCGTACCGAATGTCGTCGCNGTTCCGGCTGTCCCGGTATTTCCACCCGTGCCGCCAGCGCCGCCGCCACCTCCGCCGCCGATCAACTCGACNTCAAGCCAAAGGACACCGGCCGGTGTCGTATAGGTCTGCGCNGTTCCACTCGTAAAAACCTGAGTGGTCGGCGTCGTATTCAAATCCTCCGCTCGCGGAGTGATGAAAACCTGGGCCGTGCCCGAAAGGCTGATGGCTGCGTTGCCGTTCGTGGATTTATTGACGGTGCGGGTAAGCGTCGTGCCTGCCGATGTATAGGTGCCTGTTCCAATCTCCGAATTCGCACCATCGGCAATGGCGTATGAAACGACATCCCCATTGCCGACGCCGGCGCCAGCAAAGGTGAGAAACCCAGATACCGCCGAGCCGAGCGTGATCGTTCCCGTGCCGACCGTCGCCGTGCTCATTCGGGCGAGGTTATAAAGCTTGCCCATCAGGCGAGCTGCAACACGCCGTTGGCGGCGTCGAATTGCACCTGGAAGCTGTTTCCCGCCGTCACGGTCAGGTTGGTCCCGTAGTCGTACCAGCCGATCAGGTTGCCGCTTGCCGGCGTCGAATTGTAGAGCACGCAATAGCGGAACGGCCCGATCGCGCCGGACGTGGCCGTGTATGTCACGTTGTTGAGCTTGAGGGCATAGGTTCCGCTGGTCTGCGACGACGACACCAACGTGGCCTGCGTGCCGCCGGCCGTATAGCCGTTGCCGGCCGCGATCTCGGTGATATCGGTCTTGACCGCGTTGGTGGCGACCGGCGCGGTATTGGTCAGCATCACCTTGAGGGTATCGGCGCCGAGATTATGGACCTTGTTCGCGACATCCGCCACGAAGGCGTTGAACTTGTTGAATGTGGCCATCAGCCAACTCCATTTGTGCGGGCGAATTCGCCATGAAGTTTTCGCGCCGCCTCGTCATACGCGGCCGCCGCTTTCTCCTTCGACGGAAAGGAGCCAAGGTGTCGCCGCCTTCCGTCCGAAACAATTTGCGAATACCAAGTCCGTCCGCCCGTTCGGGAATAGACGCCCTTGAACCCGCTCGAATTCTTGCGATTGCGCCTCACGTTTTTAAGGTTTTGTGCGTGGCAACACGCCCGCAAATTTGTGATGCGATTATCCCCCGGGTCGCCATTGATATGATCGATGAAATCTGCCGGCCAGTTTCCATGGACATAGAGCCAGGCGAGCCGATGCGCCTTGTAGACGCCGCCATCGACGCCAATTCTGATATACCGGTCTTGATCAACGTGGCCGGCTCTGGCCCCCCTCCGCACGCTGCCACGTTGCTCACGCCAATAAAAAAGCCCCGTCTCGGGGCTGTAGCTCAGGACTTCGCGCAAGCGCTCCGCGGTCAGCATCATTGCCGGGCATAGCCATTCGAAGAACGGCGTCGCTCAGTCGTCATTGTTCGTATCCGCATCAGCGCTTCACGTTGTCCGAATGCTCCAGCGGGCAATCGAGTAAACGCCGACATCTGCGACCCTGCCCATACGGCGCCGAAACGGAGTAGTGGATGCCGGCTTTCGCGGGCATGACGGGTCAGAATTCGCGACCGCGCGTCTCAGCCCATCGGCTCGACATGCGAGACGCGCCCGGCCGCATCGCGCACGACCCGCATGCCCTTCGGGTGCGGCGGCGCATGGGCCTGTGCGCTGGCTTGCGCCAGCGCGCCCAGGATCTTCTCGAGGTCGAGCGCGCGCGGCTGCCCGTCCGGGCCCGGCTGCGCGGCGAGCTCGGCGGCCCGCGCCGCCATCATCATGGTGTGCTCGCGCAGCTTGAGATCGTGCTCGAGCAACGCCATGCGCTGCTGGTGCTCGAATTTCTGCTGCGCGAGGGCGGCATCGGCCTGCATCTTGGCGGCCTCATGCTGGGTATCGGCCTGCTGTTTCGCGGCCGTGAGCTGCAGTTCCCGCTGCGACTGCGCCGCATGGACCTGCGCCTTGATCAACTCGGGGTCGGGTCGCGCCTGCGGGGCGGGTTGCGTGCCCGGATCCGTGAAGAACTGATCGACATTGGGCAGGCCGACGAGCCGGGTCGCCTGCNTGGCGGCGTTATAGAGATTCTGGTCNGTGACCAGATTGCTCTTGCCCGCCACCAAAGCTTCCCGCTGCAAACCGATGATCGACATGATGTGGGCGAGTTGCTCGCTCTTGCCGCCGGTTCCGAGCCCGACATGCACCGTCATGTCGTTGCGGGTCTTCCATTCGCGCGGATCGACGGTCGCCCACTGATTGCGGAGCCGAAAGGTCTGCGCCTGATCGCCGTGCTTGCGGATGGTGGCGTGGACCAGCCTGAAAAGGTCGCGGATGCCGGTCTCGGCGAAGATGCGCGCGATCAGCCGCATGCGGGCCTGCGCGGCGGTGAACACCTGGTTGACCGCGGTGGCGCTCTGGTTCCGCAGGCTGTTGGCGTCGATGCCCTGCCCCTGGCGGGTGACGCCGGTGCGGAATTCGCGTGTCGCGTCCATGTATTCCATCACCGGGAAGACCTGGCCGGCGATGCTCGGCACCTGCTGCCAGTTGAGGCCTCCGGGCTGCCGGGTGCGCACGATGCCGCCGGGCCGCGACACCAGGAGATCGTCGAGGGTCTCGGGCGAGGCGAACTGCTCGGCCACCTCCACCCGCGGATTGTTGGCGAGGTAGGCGTTGTCCAGCATGCTGCGCAGCAGCGCCGTCTTGATGCGCTGGATGTCCATCACCAGGTCGGCGATGGAGCGGCCGAAGAAGCGGTGGGTCACGATCACCGGCGTCATCGCGGCGAACGGGATCTCGTCGATCGGGCGGATATCGGGTTTGCCGTCCTTGGTCAGGATGTCGCCCTGGCTGCCGCCGCTGGTCACCTGATAGAGGCCGGCCTTGCCGTTGCCCTCGTAGTCCATCCGCACATAATGTTCGGTGACCTCGATGCGCCGCGCCGCCTTGTTGTTCTCGTCGCCGGTGTATTGGTATTCGTTGACCGTGTCGCGCTGCACTTCCTCGGTATTGGTGATATTGGAATAGGTCGGCAGCGCGTCGATCTGCGCCTTGTCGTAACCCTGCGCGATCAGCTTCGCCGGCGTGAGCAGGACCTTGTGGAATGCATAGTCGCAGTCGCGCAGCGAGCGCGCGTTGCGGCTGATGCCGAATTCCTCGGGCGGCACCGGTTCGATCTTGACGCCAGCGGCGCTCTTGGAGCGCACGCATTCGACGTCATGCAGCATGGGGGCGCCCTCGCGCGTCTCGTCGCCTTCGGGCGACGCGACCGCTGGCCGCGCGCTGTGCGCCACGATCTCGATATCCGGGTCGGCCGCCAGGATCGCGTAGCCGTCATCGGGCAGATCGTAATAGGTCTCGCGTTCCTCCAGGCTGCGCTCTTCCCACCACACCTTGACGACGCCCACCTTGGAAAGCAGCGCGTCCTTGATGAAGGAATAGAGGATCAGGAATCCCGGATTGGCCTGCATGAAGACGTGGTTGACGTAGTCGGTCTCCTGCTCGGCGGCGGCGACGTCCTCCGGGCCGACCGGCTCGAAGCGCACGACCTCGTCGCCGCCGCCGAAGATTTCCATCAGCGAGGGCATCAGGCCCTCGATGGTGTCGGCCACGTCGGTCGACACCGCGCGCGAGCGGCCCTCGGGCGACGGCATGTCGTGCGTCATGTCGCCGAGGTAATAATCCATCGCGTCGGCGCGCTCGCTCGACAGCTTCGAGGCCGAGACCGCGGCCAGCGCGTCCGCGCGCTCGGAGGCCAGCATGGCCTTGAGATCGGAAAGCGACATTTTGGGCATGGGCGAATGGGACTCTGTGTTGGGTTGTTGGGCGCGCGCCGGGTCACACACGGCGCGACGACCTCATGGTGAGGAGCGGCGCGCAGCGCCGCGTCTCGAACCATGGGCCCGGATACGAAGCCGCGTCAGTCAACACCCTGA